CAGATTGGCACGAAAGCAGACAGGACAGTTGATGCAGTCAGAGCCGCTGTCTCCCAAGCAGCAGATCATAGTCGCGCTCGGGACACTGGCATTGATGAGGGGCGGCGAGTACAGTCAAGCGACACTGACGGCCTTTTCGGAAGGACTATTGAAGGAACCGTTTGAGGATGTGATTGCGACCATCCAAAAGATTGCAGAGAGCCCACGGCGTGAGCGGGAAACGGCCTGCCCCGACTTCGGTACGCTTCTGGTGGCCATCCGGTCCATACGGCACCCGCAAAGGCATCTGAGGGGTATTGTGGCGAAACTGGCGCGCATCTTTGGCGTGACGGTCGACGAGGAACTGCTCGGGCTGTACGAGGAGCGCGCCGGGCGCCGCACAGATCAGGACATGGACAAGGCGTATCGGGTCCTGAGCCAGGATGAAACGCTGAAGAGAATGCCCACGCCAGCGCAGTTCTTGGCCGCTTGCGGGATTCCGAAGGTCTACCGGGATGGGACGAGGCCAGAGTGAAAGTGGACCTCACACTTGATTCCATGCTGCCATGCAATGTTGACGCAGAGCGCACCTTGCTTGGGGCGTGCTTGCTTGATAACGCCGCATGGCCAGAGATTGCAATTCGTTTGCGTCCTGCGGACTTTAGCCTTGACTCGCACCGGCGCATCGGTTCGGCGATGAATAGGCTTGCGGATGCAAACTCAGCGATCGATATTGTGACGCTGGCCAACGAGCTCGTCAGGACTCACGAAACTGAATCGGTAGGTGGCGTTGCATATGTGGCGGCGCTCACTGAAGGCTTGCCGCGGCGCCCGGTGATTGACGAGTACATCAAGATTGTCAAAGACAAGTCGATGCTCCGGGGTTTGATAGTCCTGTCAAGCGAAACAATCCAGCGTGCTCAGGACCAAAGCGAAACGGCGCTGGAAGTTGCCGCGGACATGGCCGGCAAGATTGAGAAGCTGGTAGAGCCAGCGATGCAATCAGGGAGCGCTCTGGCAAGCACGTTCATCGTTGACACGCTGGCAGATATTGACCGCGAGTACCAGACACGAACCAGCCCGTGCATCCCATCAGGGAATGCGTGGTTCGACGCGAAGACAGGGGGAGGCTACAGGCAAGCAAACATCACGCTCATCTGCGCTAGGCCGAACGTTGGGAAAACGCCCTGGGCTGTCATGAGCATTGCTCACAATCTCAAGTTGGGTCGCAAGTGTGTCCTGTTCTCGCTCGAAAAGAAGAAAGAGTCAATCCTTCGTGACCTGGTTCCGTACTTCGTCAACGTCCCGAATCGCGTCGTCAACAACGCATGGATGCAGACGCCCGAGCAGAACATGCTTATCCACGAGGGCATGGAGAGGCTTGCGGAGTGCAGTCACCTGCTCAGCATTTACGACCAGAAGATGGACCGTGAGCAGATTTGCTGGGCTATCAAGCGCGAATCGAAGGACGGACAGGAAGTTCTCTTTGGACTGGACCACTTTGGAATGGTAAAAGGATCAGGACACGGAGAAGATCCGATCGAGCGCGACAACCTCACATCGGCGTCTATCCGCGACACGATCAAAGAAACGAATAGCGCAGTCGTCGTCCTGCGCCAGCTTCGGAAGGTCGCTCGCGAGTTTGCAGACAAGGCGCCCGCTCCTGATGACGTGAAGGGCTCAAGCAACGCGTGGGAAGACGCTTTTGCGGCGCTCATTATCCATCGGGCAATCGACGGGGAAACAAAGCGTATGTCGCGCACATCGGAACTCAACCTTGCGAAGCTCCGTACTGGCGGATCAACAGGATCAACGAAAGGAAACTTCAACGTGCAGAACCTTTGCTTTGAAGCAGACGCGGAAATTGAGTATGAAGGGCAGGACTACTATGCGTGAGCGTCCTGATGTTGATTTGAACCTTATCCAACGGCAGTTGACCGCCATAACCAGCTACCTGAAAGTGAACGTATGGAAAGGGAAAGATGCCAATCAAAAGGGAACTAAAGACGCCGGGGAGCGGAAGGCCGTCTGATGCTGTCATGGACGCCTATGCTCAACGGTACGAACTATCCGTGAAGCAAAAAACGCTCCTCAACCGCTACATAGTTCAAGTGTCACTCTGCCAGAGCGATGAAGCGCGCCGATTGCTGTTAGGTGTAAGCCAGAAAGAAGAGGCGGCATGATCCCTCGCAGGACTCCACTCAAACGCTATACGCCAGTACGCAAGAAGCGGCCAGGAGTGCGCAAGGGGCAGCCGAGCAGCGCAGAGAAGCAAGCGGCTAGAGTAATCTGCTACTCACGTGCCAATGGCATGTGCGAGCTTCACAACGGTCCTCACTGCCTCGGCTATGCACCGCTCAACGCACTGGACGACGAGGAACACCAAGGGCAACTGAGCCATCTGAAATCTAAGAGTCGGTTCGGATGGTTTGAATCAGAAGAGACGGGCCAAAAGCATCGCTGGAGTTGTTGGAGATGCCACCAGTTTGAACACCAGCACGGATCAAAAAAGGAGGCTCAATGATCTACTTAGCAAGTCCGTACAGCCATCCCGACAGGACCATAGAAGCGCTCCGTTTCGGCGAGGTTTGCCGTATCGCCGGAGTCCTGATGGCGCGTGGTCTGGTAGTATTCAGCCCTATCGCCCACATGCATCCCATAGCCGAACGTTGCGACCTGCCGAGAGGTTGGGACTATTGGAAACGCTTCGATGAGGAATTTATCGGCGCATCAAAGAAAGTTGTCGTCGCCATGATGCCAGGATGGGAACAGTCTAAAGGGGTTCAAGCGGAGATCGTTACTGCGAAAGACAAGGGTATTCCGGTTGAATATCTGGACCCAAATAAACTTTGATAACCGACAACCGTTTGCTTTATAATCACCACACATTGAAAGGGAAGATCATGAACTATGAAGAGTTTCTGGAGGCAAAGGCACAATACGGTGGAGATGCTGGATTCAAGGCTATCTCTATTCCCGATATGCTGTTCGACTTCCAAGGCGATACGGTTGAGAGGTCCCTGCGGAGAGGGCGCTCGTCTATCTTCTTCGATTGCGGACTTGGCAAGACTCCGATGGAGTTGACCTGGGCCGACAACGTGGTCCGCCACACAAACAAGAAAGTTCTGTACATCACTCCGCTAGGCGTGGCCAAGCAAACCATTCGAGAGTCTGAGAAGTTCGGCATCGAAGCGCACCGTTCAAACGATGGGCAGCTTGTCTCTGGAATCAACGTCACCAACTATGAGAAACTCCACCGCTTCAATCCGAACGACTTCGCCGGCGCGGTGTGTGATGAGTCATCATTCATCAAAGCCATGAACGGCAAGCGGCGCGCACAGGTGACGGAGTTTCTGCGCACACTACCTTTCCGCCTGCTGGCCACGGCAACGGCCGCCCCCAATGATTACATTGAGCTTGGCACATCCTCCGAAGCTTTGGGCGTCATGGGCCAGATTGACATGCTCAATCGCTTCTTCAAGAATGACCAGAACACCAGCGACACCCGCATGATGATTCGCCGCGCGCCAAACCAAGGCGGTCCAGTTAGCGCAGGATGGCGATTCAAGGGCCATGCAGAAGAACCATTCTGGCGTTGGGTTTGCTCCTGGGCGCGCGCAGCCCGCAGGCCATCCGATGTTGGCCCATACTCCGATGCGCGCTTTGTGTTGCCGCGCCTAATTGAGCGCGAGCACATCGTAGAAACGCGTACGCTGCCAGATGGAATGCTCTTCCCGCTCGCAGCAACCAACATGCAAGAGGAGCGCGAAGAACGCCGCCGCACCGTGCAGGAACGCTGCGAGATGGCCGCATCTTTGGTTGCTAGTAAAGGCAAGCCTTTCGTGATTTGGTGCCAGTTGAATCCTGAAGGCGACTTGCTTGAGCGCATGATTCCTGATGCCGTTCAGGTTTCAGGTTCAGACAGCGACGAAGAGAAGGAAGAGAAGTACGAAGCCTTCGCAAGCGGTCAGGCTCGCGGCATCATCACCAAGCAGGTCATCGGCGGATGGGGACTAAACTGGCAGCATTGCGCCCACGTAGTAGAGTTTGCGACGCACAGTTTTGAGCAGCACTATCAGGGCGTTCGCCGCTGCTGGAGATTTGGACAAACGCATGATGTAATCAACGACCTGATAGCAACCGAAGGCCAACGAGGAATCAAAGAGAACTTGCGGCGCAAGCAGGTTGCCGCTGACAAGATGTTTGACGAACTGGTACGCCACATGAACGAGTCAGTCCGCATCGAAGGCGGATACAAATTTGAGAAAGAGGTAACAACGCCATGCTGGTAATCGATCAGAAAATCACGGACAAGTACGCCATCTACAACGGCGATTCAGTAGACATGCTCACCGCTTTG